TCTTATGTCCAAAACCTTATTGATCCAAAATATTATGGCATTAGCCTTATTGGTATTGGCATTATCGTTGCTATACTTCGCTTTATAACTAATAAGCCGATTGAATAATGTTTCCACTTTCAATACTTTCTTATGTCAAAATTGGATTTGCTATATTACTTTTATCTGGTTGCTTTTATGGCTATATTGAGCATAATCGTTTTCAGATATATAAAGCAGAAATACAATCAATCGCTGAAAAACAAATTGCAGAAAATCAAGCAAAAATCAAAGAACAAGATTTAATTAATAAAGCATCTAAGGAAACCTATGAAGCCAAGCTATCTGCTCTTAAGTCTTATTATGGTGGGTTGCACAACTCCAGTAGCGGTCAAATGCCCACCCTTTCCAATACCTCCAGCACAGCTAATGAAAGCACCTCCGACCAGCTACTTGCTTGTGCCTATACAACGCAACAATTAGTATCGCTTCAAGACTGGATTAAGCAACAGGCTGGATTATGAATTTAGATGCACTAGGAATATCCGAATCTTGGCAAAAACCTTTAGCTGATACTTTTGCTAAATATGGAATTAATACTTCACAACGACAAGCATGTTTTATTGGTCAATGTATGCACGAATCAAACGGCTTTAGAGTATTAGAAGAAAATCTACATTATTCTGCAAATGCTTTAATGCGAACTTGGCCGTCAAGATTTCCAGATGAAGATACTGCTGAAAAATATGCCAATAATCCTGAAAAAATTGCCAATAAAGTCTATGGTGGGAGAATGGGTAATGTGGAAGATGGCGATGGTTGGAAATATCATGGTCGTGGTCTTATACAACTTACTGGCAAAGACAACTATGCAAACTGCGGATCTGGTTTGGGTGTGGATTTGCTTAGTAATCCTGAATGGGTTGCTACTCCTGAATATGCGGCTTTAAGTGCTGGTTGGTTCTGGAATAAAAAAGGATTAAACGATCTGGCAGATACGATGGATATTGAAACTATGACCAAGCGTATCAATGGTGGCACGCTTGGTATAGATGATCGTAAAGCTAAAATCCGAATGGTAATGCAAAAATTAGCTACTTAATACGAACTACTTTATTTCGTTTTAAAACTTCTTCGTAACGAACTTTTGCAACATCATCTAATTTGCGTAATGGCAATTCTTGGTAATACTTAAACTTTGCCTGAGTTTCTGGAGTTTCAGAAGGTCGAATCCACCCTTGTAATTTCCAGCGTTCTTCAATATCAGTTCCACTAGCAGTCCAAATATGTTCATTCATAATCTTCTCCTATTAATATCTTTGTCTGTACCAAAAGTTGTTCTTCCGTGATTTCGTATTCTCTTTCAAAACGCTTTCTACCCATTCCGTGAATACTGGTATTTGATCCTCTATGGTGATATGGGCAAAGGGGGATAACAGGGGCAAGACTTCGCTTAGAAGTTCGTCTAATGTGATGCAGTTCTGCTGGAGTTCCCTCATTACCTTGATGCCTACATAATGAGCATCCCAGTCTAGCAATCTTGCCATAAAGTATTTTTTCTTCCTTAGTCATATTTTTGTAATTGGCTTTGACTTATAGCGTAGCAAGTAGAAACTTTACCAAATCTATCGGTTTTTTGTTCTTTATATGCGTTAGCTTTAATATAATTCCAAGCTCCCCAACAGCGAATATCACCGCCTAAATCATCGACTATACAAAGTATATATATATCGCATGGGCTTTTATCGTGATACTCAGTTACTCTAAGTTTAATTGTATCTATCCTACTCGATTTCACATCAACTTTTAATCCATCACCATCTATTAGATCAAAATGCTTTTTCTTTTTAGTAAGCTCAAAATCAGGCATTAAATTAAAAGCCTTAGCTACTATAAACTCTCCCATAAATCCGTCAATATCTAATAAATATGGGTCTTGATCTGAAATTTGCTTATCTGTATTATATTTTTGAGTATTATCTCTCCGAGCTTTACCTATAAATTTAACAACTCGTAATTCTTCAGGATTTAGATTTATTCGCATCGCAAGCAAGTTCTTCTAGTTGTTGAGAAAGCTCTACTAAATCTATAGCAATCTGATAAGCACCAGCTCTATTATTTTTTAAAGTTGCATAATGATAATGTTTTAAAGTTCTTTCAATAAGAATATATAATTCGGCTTCATTCATTGTGTAGCTTTCCCTTCAGCTCTTGCAGAAGATTCAAGACTTCTCCACACTTCAATTTTAGCTTCTGCCGCCATTACTAGAATTCTAAGAGTTTCATACATAGCAATTAATTCTTCAGTATCTTTAATATGATCTTCATAGCTTTCTTGTGCATAAGCATAGGCTTCTTTTTCAGATTGAGTTTTTAGATCGGTAGCTAATAGCATTAATCTAGCTTTTTTAGTTTTTCTAAGCTCAGTATGTGCGTATACCGCACCCTTTAAATTGCCTAATTTTTGAGCATTATCTCTAATAAAGTCTAGAGCTTTAAATGGGGAAATATCAGCATCTTCCATCATCATCTTCTTCCTTTTTTTCTGTTTTATCTTCTATTGCTTGCTCTAAATTGCATTGAATTTCAATAGTTAAAGTTTTTAAGCCGTCTATTGCTTTTCTTATAGTCCATTTATTTAAACCTTCAGAATCTTCATTTTTTAAATAATTTTCTAAAAGTTGTAATACTGCAAATACTTCGTCTAAATCACTATATGCTTGATAAACATCATACTCAAGCTGTTGTAATTTCGTAACTCTACTCATAATCCTCTACTCCTTATCGTTGCATCGATCTTATTTACTATCTCAAAACGCTGTAAACCTACTGTATGCAGTCCAAGCTCTGTAGCCTTAGCGATCATCAGACTATCGTTAGTTCGCCAGTCCTGAGTCGTTTTAGTGGTTTTTGACTCTGTTATCCATTCAGCTTTAAATCCAGCCCATCCTCTTTCACAACATATTTGTAATACTTCTTGAAGTGATAGTTTTGCTTTTTCAGCTTCTCTTGATATTCCTTTTAAAGCTGTAACAGTTACCGATGCCTTTTTACTTTTTCTAAGAGCAAGATAGTCTTTCCATATTTCTTCAGAAACACCAATAGGAATAGCGACTTTAGGAGCAACTGGCGAAGCCTTTATATTTAATTCTTTATTATTAATTCTTAATTCTTTATTTATTATTGCTATTGGGGGGTCAATAGGGGGGGTATGCCCTCCCTTTGCCCAACGCTTTAAAGCTCCCTTTTTTCCAGCTTCAGCCATTGAGTGATACCGAGCAATCTCTAAATCGCATCTCTCATGGATAAATCCATCTTGAACTTCAGTAAAAAATTCGTAAAGAATAGTCATTCCTAAAGACTTATCGGCTATTCTGAGTTTTCTAAAAACTAGATCAGCTTCCATAGGAATTTTTTGTTCGCTATCGTAGTAGTAATTTATTAATCTTAGATAAATAGCTTCTTCTTCAAGCGATAGATGAGCTGTATTAGCTATCCACTCTTTAATCTGAAATTGAAAATAGTGCATTGGCTGAGTCCTTTTCGTTGAATCTTATTGTAATACTACTTCCAAAAAGAAGAAAAGGTTTTTATTCCAAAGCCGTAATGGTTACATATACCTTACCGCCTTTAATTAATTCACCTCGGTATAGGTGATGAATATCGATTTGAGAATCGTCATTCATTAAACCAGCTTGAACTAAGGCATCTTCTAAGGCTTTTAATCGGTTACCTGTATCTTGCTTTCGTTTATTTGCAAAGTGAAAGCTGGCAGATAGCTCCAGCCTTACCGCACCGAAGCGAACAGTCGATTGGCTCACTATTTGAGCTACTTCTGTTTTAAACTTTTTACCAGCTAATCCTACGAATCTTCTATGTCCCTGATATTGGTAATAGCTATTAATCGTTGGTGGCATAGGAAGTATCAAAAAAAGTGTTTGCATCTGGATTTATGTATATAATACTCTTAACTAATCGAGTGATTAGCCTACCACGAAAAGGGAGAATTAAGATGGGAATAAATAGATCAGATGCTTACTATGAACCAGAAGATGATGATTCTGGAGATTTCATAGATTTCAGAACAGCAGAATTATTAAACACTAAAGATTACGATCCAGCACTTATTCATCACATGGCAGAAGCAATTTCTGAAGCTAATCCAGAAGATCAGGAAAGTATTACAGACTTTATTAATAATGCTGAATGGGAAAAACTTGGAATGAAGCTGTATTACATCAGTCATGAATATATGGAAAAGCTGGCTGAATCTCACGCAGTACACGAATATAACTCTGGCTTATTAAACGATTAGGATAAAACATGAAAACATTTAACGAATTACGCAAAATCAATGTAAACGATCATACGGAAAAAAAAGGTCGTTTTACTTATTTATCTTGGACTTGGGCAGTTGATCAACTATTAGAAAATGATCCTTCTGCTACTTGGACTTTTGGAGAGCCAACTTACTTTGCAGAATCTTTAATGGTTTATTGCACAGTTACCGCTTTTGGTAAGTCTATGACTTGTCAGATGCCAGTTATCAATAATCAGAACAAAGCTATCCCTAATCCAAACGCAATGGATGTGAATACAGCTATGCAACGCTGTCTGGTAAAAACTATAGCACTCTTTGGAATTGGCTTATATATTTATGCTGGAGAAGATTTACCGACTGAAGATCCAATTGATTTTAATACTTTGCAAAAATTACTTGAATTGGTAGGTGGAGCAATGAATTTAAATGAATTAAAAGTTGAATACATTGGAGCTTGTAAATTAGT